CCATTAGTAATAGCAAAATTAGAGGAATACTTCAGAGAAAAATCTGTAATCGTTCATTCGGACAGATTGATTGATGAATTGTTTGTCTTTATATGGAATAATAATAGAGCTGAAGCAATGCAAGGATACAATGATGACCTTGCAATGAGTTTAGCAATTGGATTGTGGGTAAGGGATACCGCACTTAGACTAAGTGCTGAAGGTATGGAATTACAAAAAACAGTCCTAAGTAAAATGTTAGATTATGATATGGTGTATACTGCAGATGAGGCTAAATCAGATGATTGGATGATGGAAACTGGTAACACCAAAGAAGATTTAACTTGGTTAATAAAATAACAAGAGGATAAAATGGCACAAACAAGCTTAAGAGCAAGACTACAAAGACTTTTTTCCACAAATGTAATCGTAAGACATGCAGGTGGTAGAAGGTTAAAGATTGCCGATACAAACCGAGTTCAAGGAACTGTATCAAAAAATAGTCTCGTAGATAGATGGTCAAGATTACATAATAATATGACAACTGGTGGATACGGACATGCACAGGCAATTAGTTTTCAAGCAACAAGGTTAGCACTTTTTAGAGATTATGAGGAAATGGATAACGATGCAATTATATCATCAGCACTTGATATATATGCAGACGAATCTACAATGAAAAATGAATATGGTAAGATATTAGATATTCAAACAGAAAACGAAAACATTCACGATATATTACATAACTTATTTTATGATGTATTAAATATTGAATTCAATCTATGGCCTTGGGTTCGTAATATGTGTAAGTATGGTGATTTTTATTTATTTTTAGATATTAAAGAAAAATATGGAGTTACCAATGTAGTACCAATGTCTACATACGATGTTACTCGTGTTGAAGGTGAGGATCCTGAAAATCCATATTTAACACAATTTATAGTTGAGAATGGTGATTCAAGACATAGTGGAAGAATGTCAGAAGGAAAGACATTAGAAAATTACGAAATAGCACATTTTAGATTACTAAGTGATTCAAACTTTATTCCATATGGTAAAGGTATGATTGAGGGTGGTCGTAAGATTTGGAAACAACTTTCACTTATGGAAGATGCTATGTTAATTCATAGAATTATGAGAGCACCTGAAAAGAGAGTGTTTAAGATTGATATTGGAAACATTCCACCTGCAGAAGTTGAAAACTTTATGCAAAAAATAATGAATAAAATGAAAAAGGCACCTGTTATCGATAATCAAACAGGTGATTACAATTTAAAATATAATATTCAAAACCTTACTGAAGATTTCTTCCTACCTGTTCGTGGTGGAGATAGTGGAACACAGATAGAAAGTTTAGCTGGATTGAGTTATGATGCAGTAGATGATATTGAATACCTAAGAAATAAATTAATGGCATCCTTAAAGATACCAAAAGCGTTTCTTGGTTATGATGAGGCAGCTGGAAGTAAAGCAACATTAGCAGCAGAAGATGTAAGATTTGCTAGAACAATTGAAAGAATACAGAGAACTCTTACAAGTGAATTAACAAAGATTGCTATTGTTCATTTGTATTCACAAGGATACACAGATGCTGATTTAGTTAATTTTGAATTGAATTTAAAAAATCCATCTACTATATACGAAGAAGAAAAAATTGAGTTGTGGAATAACAAACAAAGTTTAGCTCAATCAATGATGGATGCTAAAATAGCAGATACAGAATGGATTTATGATAATGTATTTAAGTTTTCAGAAGAAGAAAAAGAAAAGGTAAGACTTGGATTATTGAAAGACCAAAAGAGAAAATTCAGATGGTCACAGATTGAAATGGAAGGTAATGATCCTGTTCAAAGTCAAGAAGCTGTCGGAACTCAAGGAGCAATGATGGATGCTGGTGGAGCAGAAGGTGGAATGCCAGGAGTGCCTGGACCACAACCACCAGGAGCAAGAACGGCAAGAACAAGTCGTGAATTAGATTTGGAGATGCCAGATGATGGTTGGCCAGGAAGTGGTCGTCCAAAGGAAGGACCCAAGCACGGAAAGGATTCAAGTGTAAGAGGTCGTGATCCGTTAGGTTCTCACGATAAGAGAAAAGGTAGTAGTGGTAGTCCAAAATATGGAATTGCACTTGCACATTTTGATAAATTAAAGAAAAGTTTAGGTAAAGTCGGTAAAGAAGAAGTTAAAATTTTAACGGAAACGACTGATGTAGAACAAGAATATAAAAATGAGGTATCTTCGTCTTTAAGTGATGCTTAAATGATGAATTATTAGAAGTTTTTATATTTATAGATGAAGAAATATACAATTTAGGAGCATGAATTATGGCCCAACGTGTTAAGCACTCGAAAATAAAAAATACGGGAATACTTTTCGAATTATTATCCCGACAAATTACCGTTGATTTAATGGGCGGTGGTGAAAAATCAAAATCAGTAGAGATGCTAAAAGAATTTTTCAACGAGAAAACAGAACTTGGTAAAGAAAATCAATTGTACCAAGTTTTATTAAAAGAAAATTACAAATCAACTCGTAAGGCAGAAAAATTATTAGAAGTAGTCTTGAAATCACGAGAAAAAATACAAAATAAAAAACTTCGTGTAGAAAAATATAATTTGATTAAACAAATCAAGGAAAATTATAACGTAGAGGACTTTTTTAGAGCTAGAATTCCTAACTTTAAAGTTTATGCATCAATATATAAAATATTTATGGCGGAAACTGTTAATTTCCTAAATCCAGCAGATGAAGTGGATAGTTCCTTTTGCATTACTGAACACATAACTCGTAACAAAGTTAAAAAAGTTCATGTGGATAGTGAAAGTATCTCTGATTACAAGAAAGAAGATAAAGACATACAAGTATTATCTTACCAAATGATGGTTGAAAACTTTAATGGTAAGTATAAGAGTCTTAATCCTATGCAAAGAAATTTATTAAAGGAGTATATCAACAATATTTCAAATACCAACTCACTACGAGAGTTTGTAGATGGTGAAGTTAAAAAAGTAAAACAAATTCTTACAAAAATTTTACCAAAAGTAGATGATGATATTACAAAAATTAAATTATCTGAGGCAATAAAACAGACAGAAACTCTTTCTAAGGGTAAAATTGTTAAGGATAAACAAGTAGTTGCACTAATGAGATACTATGAACTTATTAAGGAGATAAGGAATGTCACTTCGTAACCTTATTAGAGAACTAATTAAAAAAGAATTAGAAGAAGCCAATTCTACTGCTACAGCAGGTGGTCAATATGAAACACCACACGGATTTAAAGGTAGTAATAGGAAAGGAACTAAGAAGGGTAAAGCTGGATATGAAGGTGGTCACGAAGATCCAACCATAGGAACGGATAATTTTGAACCAAAGGATCCGAAGTTGAGAAAAGAATCGGTAGTAAGTGAAGAAAAGAAAAATTCTAATAATCTTTACTTAGAATTTAATGATGCTGTACAAGATTTTAATGACAGATGTATTGAGATAGCTGATAAAATCACTAAATTAAAAGGTGATAAGACCGATGGAAAAATTTTAATGAAAAATGTTAAAAAACATCTTATACCACTTGTCAAGTTAATGAATAGTTGGAACAAAGGACAACAAAAGAATCCACATTTAACTACTGAAGGTAGATATCACGATTTTCGTAATGATGATTCTATGACTCCTAAACAAAAAATCGGAATGGCAATGAGAGAAACTCGTGATAGTCTTACAGACTTAGAGAGAGTTGTCAGGTATAATGTCAAATTAAAAAATGAGTTAAATGTTGACTCAAGGTCATATTGGAAGAACACACATAAAGCTTTAAGTAAAATAAGTGAGAGATTAGTTAATTTAGCTAACAAAGTTGGTCAACTACATTAAAGATTATGTCATTCGAACAGAACAGAAAGTCTTTTATGGACTCTTTGTTCAGTATTTCAACGATGCTAAAAAGATGGCACACCGAAATACAGAAGAAAGATGTCGATAAAAACTATATGATTGAAAAGTTAACCTTGTGGATTAAAAAACTCGAAGATTTAAGACACGAAATTATGATGAGGAAAAGTTAGTGATAAAACTCAAAGATTTATTGACAGAGGCAAGTATTTCGGAGGAAATGAAAGAGTTAAGACTCTACATTGATAATGATTCAAGTATTTATAGACAAAGATACATGCCAATATTAAAGAATTTGTCAAAAAAGAAAAAAAAGGGTAACTATCGTAAAACATTAGCCTCAAAGGCGTTTATGTATATGATTGACGATGGGGCAAAACGATATGTTAGGTCATATGGTGGAAATCACTTAGATGTTTTCCCAAAAAGACAGAGAAAGCAGTTGGCAAAGGATTATGTAGAAGAATTTGAACAAATTTATAAAAATCAAGAATATGATTTTATGAGATAGGAGTGAAATGATGTCAAAACAATTAATAGTAGATTATTTACCTTTTGAAATATCAAGAGAACAGATAAATGAATCAATTAAACAAAATAATGGTCGTTTAGTGGTTCATGGTGTTCTACAAAGGTCAGATGCTAAGAATCAAAATGGTAGAGTTTATCCACACGAGATTTTGGCAAGAGAATCCGATAAGTATGATAGTCAATTCATTAAACAAAAAAGAGCAATGGGTGAGTTAGACCATCCTGAGTCATCAGTAGTAAATTTACAAAATGTATCTCATAATATTACCGAAATGCATTGGGAAGGTAAGAATTTAATCGGTACGGTTGAGGTTCTTGGAACACCAAGTGGTAATATATTAACAGAATTATTTAAAGCAGGTATCAAGTTGGGTATTAGTTCTCGTGGTATGGGTTCAGTTCAACCAATGAGTGAAGGTGATGGTCAACAAGTAGGTGATGATTTTGAATTGATAGCATTTGATTTCGTATCCAATCCATCCACACACGGAGCTTTCCTATATCCAATGAAAGAAAGTGTTGGAAACGAAATACCAATTACGGAAGGTAGAACTTGTGGTAAGTATTGTAAAGTCGAAAGTATTATAAACGATATTATTCGTGGAGAATAAGAATGAGTAAATTAAGAAAATTAATGACCGAAAGTAAGTATCTTAAACGAGAGTTCGGTGAACCACTCCCTACACTTAAAGGTGTGATGAAAAAACACCAAGTCAATAAATTAAAAGAAGATTGGTGGAGTGATATGTCATCAGGAGAACAGGCAGATTATATCAAAAGACATCCTGGTTCTTCAAAGGCACAAAAAGCACAGGATAAACAAAGAAGAGCAGACGATGAAGCAGATGATATGAAATATCAAGACGCACAAGATTCAAGAGATGCAGAAGATAGAAAAGATGCAGGTATAAAACCAATTAAAAAAGATAAAGATACAAAACGGATGGGAGATAGTATCCAAAGGAAAATTGGTGGTTCGAGAGATCCAGATAGATTAGAATTACAAGGCACACAAAAAGCAAGTAATGGTGAAACTATTATTCAATACAAAGACAATGATGATGGAAGTATGGTGGGTGTAGATGCACAAGGTAACATTTATGAAGATGGTGAAAAGAAAAATTATGGTGTAGATGTTAGTACACAAAGTGATGTGTTCGGAGATGACCAAAATGCACAACTACAATATAAACAAAAGAAATCTCGTAAAGAGGCAAAGCAATATATTAGGGGAAAAAAGATGAATATTTCTGAAAATATTATTCGTAAAGTCATTCGTCAAGAAATCAAGAGTATCATGAAAGAAGATGAAGAAGCATTTAAACAACCAATTCCTGCTACCGTAGAAAGATTTATGAAAAAATTTATTTCATCACTTCAAGGTAAGAATTTAAATCGTAAAAGAAAGTTGGCAATTTTAGGTCGTCTTGTAGTGGCATTAAGATTAGATCCATCTGAAGTTAGTAAATATGCAAGGTTAGTTAAGAGAGAACTATAATGAAATATAAAACAGCCCTTGATATTAACAAGAAGTGGAGAAAATTTAGACTTGAAACCAATGAACAAAAGGAACAAGAGTCTAAAATCAAATCTATTGTTAATTCAGTAAATGAGCAAAATTTAAAGAACTTATCGGAAGAAGAATTAAATAATTTTTACACCGAAGTTAAAAAGATTATAAAATAATGAAAGATGGACACCACACTTGACCATATAGTGGTGAAGAACATCCAGTTTGGATGAAACATGAGGAAGAACCTTTGGACGATTACAATAAGCGTATGAAAGAATACATTACTGATTTAGTCAAACAAGAAATTGTTGGTCTTGGTGAGGAAAAGAAACGAGATTACAAAAAAGAGTATGCTAAATATGGTTCATCCACTAAGGCTAAAAAATACAGAGCAGAATTAAATAAATACAATCGTCAAAAAGGAACTTATGGAAATGGTGATGGTAAAGATGCCTCACATAAAGGTGGTAAGATAGTAGGTTTTGAAGCACAATCCAAAAATCGTGGTAGGGCTGAAAAGAGTCGTCTGAAAAAAGAATCGATGATAGTGGAAAACCCAATAGTAGCTGCCACAGTTATGAACATGAGTAGAATGAAATTACAAAATCCAAAAACTGGTAGAAAGATAAGTGCAGTTACACCATTAAAGAATAAAGAACACCCACTTCATCAAAAGGCAAAAAGTATTTTTCAAAAAATTAAAGATAAATTGAAGAAAAAGGATGTTAAACCAGCACCTAAACCACAATCTAAATCAGATGCCGATTTCTACAAAAAACAATTTACTGGTGAAGGTATATCTGATAAGATGTCAAAGATTATGTCCAAGTTGGCAAAATCATTAAATATAAAATCTGTTGTAGATATGCACACAGGTAAGGGTAGTTTGAGTTATTTTCTTGATGATGAAAGAGAAGCATTAAAATTACAAAAATTTTTACAAAAATCATTTAAAAGGGTTAGAAAAATTAATTTAGATAAAGAAGAAGGTGATACTGCAAACTTTGTAGTTGCAGCAGATATGTTAGGATTGGAATCCATAAATGAATCGGAACAAGATAAGATAAAACAATTTTTGATGAAAAAAGGTGATAATGAAAAAGACGCCACGGAAAAATTAAAGTATTACGATATGGTTTCAAAGATGTACAAAGGAGCCAACTCCACCAAAAAGGCCGAAATAATGTCATCATTATGGGCTAATGAAAATGTAGCACCTAATCACGATGGTAAATCAGCACCATATGGTAGTGGATATGAAGAAATGGACGAAGTAAGAAAGATGTCTGATAGAGAACTAAAAGATTATCTTTTGTATATGAAAAAATATAAACCAGATGTTTGGAATCATATGAAGAAAAACAAAGATTTGAAAAAGATGATACGAAAACTTAAAGTAGAATCCGTAAATGAAGGAGTTTCCAAGTCTCAGGCACAAGAGATAATGAATCAGTTGGGTGGAAGAAAATTTGAAATGTTAATGGGTGTGAAATCAAAAGGTATTGGTAA